ATATCCATGCTCTTTATACTGATGTATTGCATCTATCCCGTATTGTTTAAGATAGTATACAATTGCATACTCAGGGAAGGAGGTGTTTCTTTCAGAGTTACAAGTTGGACAGCCATTTCCTCCGGTTCTTCCGCTGATGGTGGCTTGCCACTCATGACCCCTTTCACACTTCCACCATACTTTTTTCTTCGAATAAGGACTTATCATACTGGGCAGCAAATCGCCATTTTTAATTGGATGCCATTCACTAACCAACCAAGGAGCTTTGAGTTCTAAATTATTCTCTTTTGTAGCAAACCGCCCTGAACAATATGGACAACCATGTCCTTTTGTTCTTGAAGCAATAACAGCTTCCCATTCATGACCTTTGGAACATTTCCACCAAGCTTTTTTATTACTACCTTGTGTCACCTGATCTGGAGAAATGTCCGTATTTTTCTCCAGATCCCATTCAGCCATAAGTTGAGCATTATCGCTCACATATCGTTTTTCTTTCTTTTCTGCCACAATGCTCACCGCTTTCCTTTGAAATTTGTTCTTGATTTATTGCATTATAGCTCTAAATGCCTCCTTTTTCAATGACACTAATCTTAATTACGATGACACTTTTCTTTTACAATGACACTAATCTTTGAGATAAGTGTCATTCTGATTTGCTTTGGTGCAAAACTGAGGAGGTTTGTATCACTAAACTATGATTTTTGTGTGACCATTTTTGATACAATGAAACGAAGCTCACTTGCAAAAGTGCCGAAAAGCCTCGTGCCAAGCGGATTTTGATAAAAAGAAAAGGAACACAAGTATCGCATCAATACTTGCGTTCCAATATGGCATAGATTGCGTATATTGATACAATTCACTTTTGAGGGAGTGAGCGTTGCATTTCCCTTACTGGTTTTTACGACTATTCAGTACAGTTAAGTTATTCTTCATCGTATGCGCAATCGAATTCGTCGATAGCAAACAACATTTCAGCCCAATCGCTAAGTGCATCCAGTGTTTCTTGCTGGAATCTTACCAAGTTATCATAGCCTTCGACATCGGGTGTGAATTGAACTGTGTGACCCGATTTGCTGTACTTTGCGCCTTTTGGAAAAGGCTCATCGAAGTCATAATTCTTTGCAAAAGCAATATAAACACCGCTTACGACAAAATTATCCTCTGCAGGGTGACCGGCACAACAGCCGGTTGTTTTATAGCCTTTTTCGTTGAGTTCACGGATGATAGGTACCATCAGCTTGTCAATCTGGACAAGGTAGCCCGGATATACGGGGCAACGGCAGTCGTCCACTGTGCGGAGGCATCGAGGACAAACATAAGCTAAATCTGCAAGGTGATGTTGTTTCTCCTTATAATCGCCATCAGGGACAAAGTAGTGAATCTCTTTTGAGAATTCATCGACCTTTTTCCAGTGTTCAGCCTGTTCTTCCTCTCCCTCAATGAACAAATCAACTTCCTGCTGCATCTGTGCTGGAGTGAATTCTTTGAATTCGATGTTCTGTACCCAGCTATAAGCTGAAGGCTCACCATCAATGTTCTCTACGAAAGAATAGCTGAGTTTTGCACTTGTGAATCTGGGATTGCTTGCATTATCTCGAATAAAAGCGTTTAATGCATAAAAATCCTCAAAGTGCGCCACATACTCTGGGAAACCATCTTCTCCCATCTCGTATAAACCAACAAAATAATCTACGTCATTAATTTTCATGGGTTTTCACCTCGGTTCACTTTTTAAGAATATTGTAGCCTAAGATGGCTGCGCCAATGAGTAGCAGTCCCATCCCAAGCTGTCCCATTTCACCCGCCAAGCAGATTGCGAATGCGACAATACACAGAACAATAACCAATAGACACTTCCCGAGGGAAACGCCTTCGGATTTTGTTTGTTGCGTATTGGAGGACTCTTCCTTCTTAGGCGCGGTCTGCTGTGCAGGCGGTGTGTAGGTGTAATTGCTCTGCGGAGCAGCAGTGGGTGTTTGCACGGTATTTCCAGTTGATGTTCCCGGAACTTTCGTGGTAGCACGGATAGCCAACTGATAGTATCCTAACACCTTATTGGGAATAACCGATGGAAACGGATACACCTCATTGTCTCTGAAGTCGTGAACCACGAACTCAACAGATATATTTTCCTTTGCTGCTACTGTTTTGAGCGCAGCATAATATTGATGGAATTCGGCACTGTGTTTCGGTTCAATCTCGAAGGTGTCCCATGAACGATAAATCAGATTTGGATCTCTGAACAGCACAAATTTCTGATTGTCCTGTTTGAGTTCATTTAGATTATCCTTACTTCCGCGGCGCATATACCATTGATAGTCGGCACGGCAGATACAAGAAACAGTGGAAACTCCGTTCTGTGTGGTGTACTTTGCATCCTTGGCACTCTGTATCAAAGCACGTTTGATTTCGCGCATAGTCAAGTTTGCACGAGTCATCATAGCGTTGTTCTCCCGTTCCTGATTTTCCCGTCTCACGGCTTCAGGCGAGCGCATATTCTGTTTCAATTCATCTTGAAAATTCATACCGCTCGTAGTCCTTTCTGCTGTGCCGGAGGAAGAATAATGCCTCGTGCCGGAATAACTTGATGGTGGTATGTAATCATCGTCGCTGTCATCAGAATCGAAATCATCAAAATCTGACGAATCATCGTCATCATCACCGTTGACCTCATTCATAACTGTCATGTCCATGAAATGGTCAAATGCATCACTGCTTCCATTGCCATTCCAATCAAATGGACCGGGCATTTGCAACACCTCCTTCCCTGTGAGGAGCCTTCCTTATCATTGGAAAAACAAGGCAACCTCCACATCATCCTCGGTGAAATATTTACCGAGGTCGTCTTTGAATTTCTCCAGTACGAGTTTCATTGCCTCGTCCTGGTTTTCAGCATTGACGAGGGTCTGAACATCGTACTGGTTGTTTTTTATCTTTCCAACATAAACCATATTTTTCACCAAAAAGGCTCTCTAAGAACCTTCTCAAAATTATTTTGAGCCGCCTATGTTTATAGTTGTCTAATCACCAAGCAAGGTAACGATCCCACACTTCGAAATCACCCTTTTTAAGGCTTTCAAACATACCGTCGGGAGTCATTCGACAAACGATACAGCGGCTATAAATCTCCAAATCCAATTCCGGGATCGTTGCCAAAGGCTTGATAACATAGTTATCTTCCCGAAGGGCTCGTGTTTTGCTCTCCAGTCGATCCGCTTCCTGGTATTTGTTATAAACAAGCACCAGATTATCAGAACCGGGTAAATGAATAACAGTCCGGTCAATTGGCTCTGTCACAGTGAAATCATCGGTCTGGTAGCCGAGAATAAACCGATCAATACTGTCGACATGAATTTCGGTTCCGGTACGATTACCATAAAATGCCTGAGAAATAATAGTGATGAGGTTGTTTTTCATATCCATAATCTCCTTATTTGTTTATCTAACTGGATTATATAACGGAAATTACAGATGCTCTACTACTGCCGGTAGCAGATTTACTCATCTTCATATAACGGCTCCATACCGCGTTTTTTGATATTGCTGTTGATTACATCGAGTTTTTCCTGCTTGGAAATCCCGTACCAGATAATGACATCCCGCTTATTCCGTACATACAGAGGGGTGTATCCAGCATACTTCAGGAGATAATCTGTTTCTTCTGCTGTTGCTCCAATTGCTATGGCAACCCGAATCAGCATATCTCTCGTTGCATTTCTCTTACCATTGATAATAAGCCCCAAGTATCCTGTGGACATTTCTGCGGCCTCAGAAGCTGCAGATGTTTTCCAACCATATTTATCCAGCAGACGCATAAGATAAATACTTGTCCTGCAATCGCTGTTAAGCATATCATCGGAACACATGGCTTCGAACTGGTCGAAAGAGTCACACTGCCGGAGGAGCCCCTCCAGCATGATTGAGGTTTTGTTGCTCTGAAAAAAGACTTCTGCAGCCATATCCGGAGTTTCGCTCCTTTCTATTTCTCATTGCGAAGCTCGTTGACTAAATTTGCCAATGTATCATGTACTGTGGCCTTTTTAAGTTCACACTCCCATACATCAATTACCCGCCAGCCTTGTTCAGCAAGGAGCAGGTGATTGCGTTGATCCCTGCTGATATTGCCTGCTATCTTTTCTTTCCAAAATGCTTCATTTTTCTTTGGCCACACAAAATAACGGCAACCTTCATGCCCGTGCCAAAAACAGCCATTCACAAAGATAACAGTTTTGTATTTTGGTAACACTAAATCTGGTTTTCCAGGAAGGCGTGTGTCATTTTTACGATACCGGAATCCTTGAGAGAACAGAAACTTTCTGACTATTTCTTCCGATTTGGTGTTTTTACTGCGAATTTGGGACATATTATAGCTGCGCTGTTCAGGTGTATGTACATCAGCCATAATAATCACCCTTTCCAAAGTTTAATTATTCGCATCGAACCTGTTTAGTAGTGCCAACGCAATGTGATATGCCAAACATACTGGAACGGCATTCCCGATTTGCTTAAATGCCAATGTTCGTGAAGGAACACCCTTCTTTGATTCGAAATAATAGTTATCCGGAAATGTCTGTATTCTGGCAGCTTCACGGGGTGTTATTGAGCGGTTCTGCTCGATATCCGGATGGATAAAATAATGTCCATCCCGAGCGATATGGGCAACAATCGTTTGCGCATGAGGCAGATTCCCAGCAACGACCTTAAACCGATCCAAGAAAGAGGCAGTGTTTTGATGTGTTCTGAGATTTTCTGGCAAATCCACATATGACACCCGGGTGCCGGTTCTGTTCCATGTATCCACAACAATCCTGTAAATCTCCAGGTCTTGGTCTATGTGCGGTCTTGCTTGGTGGAATGTTACTGGTTCTGTATCGTACTCCTTGATTCCGGATTCATACAGATATTGACCGTCATAGTGCGCCGTAGGAACCGGCTCGGTTGTTCCGCCACCAGCAGGTATAGCAGGCAAATCGCCAAATACCTCACTCACCAAATGTTGATTCGGTATAGCTGGGAGATCAGGATAAAAACCCTCATGATTTCCTCTGATACCAATGAGAATGATTCTTTTCCGGTTTTGGAGAACTCCGTAATCTGATGCATTGAGAGGTCGGAATTCAGTGGAGTACCCGCATTTGCGGAACAGCGCCCTCATATTGTCAAAGTGAAGCGTTTCATCTTCGTCTTTAGCAGACAGCAGACCAAGAACATTTTCAAACACAAAATATGTAGGCTGATATCTTCTCAGAAATTCAGCATAGTGTCTGTAGAGGTAGTTGCGCTGATCGCCTACCATTCGTGTTTCAGATCGGGATCGCCCCGCAAGGGAATATGCCTGACACGGAGGTCCGCCAATAATCAAGTCCAGCGGTTCTTCACCAACCAATGCGTCAACTTCCTCGAAAATAGCTGGTAGCGTTTCCGTAGAAATCTCATAATTCAATACCGAATCCAAAACTCCCTGCGGAATATGCTCATAAAATTGATTGCGGGTAATTTCCCGATTGATGTATTGATTATATACATCCAACTGATCATGATTTCGCAACCAATGGTACGCCATGCGTGTTTTCAAAGTATAGCACGCAGCTGCATCCATTTCCACATGTCCTACGGCCTCATATCCTGCCCTCAGGAAGCCTTCTGATAAACCTCCAGCTCCTGCAAACAGGTCCAGAAATCTGGGCATATACATCACCCCGTCCTAACTTACATTTGTTTTGATGTGTGACCACCTTATGTACCAACTTGTGTAAAACCAGACAGAATCATATTTTGGCGTTCATGCTCGGCATTGCAATCATAAAGAACATAGAGCATTGCACATGCACGGGAAGCTGCCACATAATTCAGCAACCGGGTATCCTCATCAGAAAAATGGTCTACATCAATCATAATTACAATTTTCGATTCCAATCCTTTGAAACCGGAAATTGTAGAAAATCTAACATCGTTCTTCTTTGCTTTCCACAGTGGTCCTGTTGTCTTCAAGGGTCCAAGGTCTTTATCCAGTCCTGTGAGCCCCAGTCCATTCAGGGGATTTGCCAACGTATAGCGGGAAAGAATTATAAAATCGCTACCCATCGCACCACTGTCCTTTATTTTCCGAACAATCGCATTGATTTTTTGCCGTTCATCCTCTTTACCGCTATAACTGTCATACTCGACCTGAGGACCGGAAACTGTGGGTTTGCCTTGGTTTGGAATGTTTGTCATCAAAATATTGGCATTGGCAATCTGTTTGGTATTTCTGCAGTTTGCGCGCAACTTCCAACTCATGGCATATGCTTCCTTGCGAAGTTTCGTTATCATCGCATCAAGCTGAGCGTATGTATTAAAGATGTTTTGATTGGGATCGTAATACATCGCCCATAAGCCATCCCCCAAACCATCCTGTACAATTCTGTCAATACACTCTAGATATGTGTCAGTGAGCAGATCTTGACCTTCGTCGATGATTACCAAATCATAGGCCGGAACATCTGTTGCTTTCATAAAGTTTGCAGGCAATTCCTTCTCAAAAAAATCCCTGCTCAGGTCCGGAGCCCACTCAACACCACATATACGCATCATAAATGCATGCAATGTAACTGCTTCAATACAAACGTTTTCCTTTTCAAACTGATACTGGACATATTGGGCAATATTGTGGTTATAGCAAAGGTACAGAACGCTTTTCCCTTCCCAATATGCTCTGCGGGCCTGCTCCATTGCAATCAGTGTTTTTCCTGCACCTGCTACACCGGAAACGAGAGTGCGGGGATTCTCAAAAAGAGATTCCAGTACTTCGTATTGCTCAGCGGTCAGGGCGCATAATTCTTTTGCTGCACGTTCTACTGTATCTTTCATAGAAGGAACAAAATGGAAATCACCCCGGAGTAGATTGGCAAGTTTGTCAATCTCTGCATCAGTTAATCGGCCGCCTTCAAATCCATGTTTTTCCAGGCAAGTTTGTCTCCAGTAGCCAAATGCCTGCTGAACAAGGCTATCCAAATTCCACGGTTGTTTGGCATCAACCAGTATTTCAGGAATAACGTCAATGCCGAGCCCGGTGGTTTCAAAACGGCAGTCGGGCATAGCAACGGCACAGGCATACTGGCAGCGGACCAATGGATCATAATTGCCCAATCGCCGAACCATATACTGCCTTAGAGACTGCATATTACCCTGTACTTGCTGGAAGGGGCCTTCGTTTTTGTGTGAAATCTTTCCATAGCGATTTGTAAATTCCCAAACACCACTTCTGCGGGATACTTGGCCACCTTTTACCTCAAGGCACAGTACGCCCTCATTACACAGAATTACAAAATCGATCTCACCAAAAATATTGTTGGAATGTTCTGCGATGCCCAATGAGTGCAGAACAATATATTTTTTGTTTGTTCTATGATCCCGGAATTCGATAAACAACCGCTTTTCAGCAGGACTTTTGATTTCCGGTGCCAGTACTTCTGGAAGTAATTGAACCATAGCTATCTCCTGTTATTCTAACAAGGCTCCAAAGAAGCCCCGCTCTCTGTCTTTGATGGTACCAACAACGGCTGCACGATCCAGCAGACAATTACGCATTTCACAACTGGTTTCAGGAAGAAGTGCACATGCGTGACAGGCTGCATAGTTCAGGGAATCATATCCCTGTGCATGAGATTCGATGCAAATGGGATCGGACGAGCACCAAGATGCCTCCTGAAGCATATTTCTAAAAATCATTTCGAAGGACTCAGGAAGACCTTTCCGAACCAGACCGCCCAAACTTCCATCCGAATCAGAAGAAGATGTATACAGCAAAATACCTGCCATTTTCACATCAGAATCCGGATAAGTGCTGTAGATTCGTTCCTTAATGGATGCACCGGAATAACCACATTCCAGAGACAATTGACGGATCAGCAGATGGGAAAGAGTGTGTAGCAGTACATATCGTGCAGAGAAATTGTCACAACCGACATTACTGTTCTCCAGTCTTTCCCGCATAGGCTGGTAGTCCTCTTCGAAGGCTTTTTCCCACTCGTCCAGTGCGTCTTCCCGGATTTTGATAAACAATCCTTCTCCCAGCATTTCAATAGCAGGGAGCCAGTTCAACTGAACGTCACTAAGAGGTACACAATCTCCCGAAAGATGATATCCGTTGAACCTGTCATCATCTGCATTGGGTTGCTCCGGAGTAATACGGCGAAAACCACGCAATGCAAGCACTTCACGCAGTCGCTTGGCCAAAACAATGTCCTCAATGTAGTCTTCAAGAAATTCAGGTACAGTTGCCCGTGCTATTCTAAACTGCAAATCTTCAGGATCATCATAGTCTCCCATACAGAAAACACGATATTCGTCCTCCAGCAGATTCTGTTTGGTATACTCATCGCTGGCTCCGCCATTATAACGTTTTTTAATCTCAGATATCAACTCGTCAATTGTACAGGTTTGCATTGCCAATAACGAGTGAAATACACCTTGCACGACAGCTTTCAGGACATATTCATCCGGGTTGCTCGCCAGAATATCTTCAATTTGCTCCCATCGTACTGCAATTTCCTGTTGAACCTTACTACTCCAGGGAGGAATGGTCAACGCACTTGCAGTCATGGAAAAATACACATTGGAAGCTCCACGCTGAAGCGCCCGCAGCTGTGCCCTGCAGGAAACCGGATCGTTGTATTCCTTTTTGCTTCCCAGCCAGGGACGCTTTCCATAGCAGGAATAGCCGCGGAGAGCATCTTTTGCCATGCTTCCAGCCATTGTACGACTCTTACCGCAGGCAGTACATTTTATAACAATACTGTCCAGACCACCGGTTTCATCAGAGAAGCTGATACGAAGAGCCCCACCGCGTTTATCAGAAGGACATTCACTAAAGTTTCCATAATGAACCCACCAGTCGTAAGGAAAATCTTCCAGATGCCCATTGGTACACGCGGCGATAAAACGAGAGGGTACAATATTTCTTTTCGGATGGCCATTAGAACAGCTTCGATCAGTTACATCGCCAAATCCCCAATACGGCATTAACCTTCCACAATCAGGGCAAAAATGGTAGTATGGAAATCGAAACGCCGGCACATCCGGAGTCATTTCATCATCCTGCGAATGAGAAATATACGGTTCTTTAAAATGAGACACCTTCAGCAATTTTTCAAGATTAGGCTCATGCAAAACCGGACTGTTGTCTTTCCAGTAATTAGCTCCTGCCATAATAACGGAATAGTCTGGCATGTCCACAATGGAACCGTTACCAAAAGTGGTGATCAACTGAGTTTTGCGCAATCTGCCTACCACCTTTTTAGGCTTGGCTTGATCTCTGTTTGAACCAAAATGCAATCTTGCCATAATTACAGTCCTCCCAGCAAGTAAATACCAGACTGTCCGTCCACATTTCTCATGCTGTTCATTGTGCGGAAGCGGTCGTTTTCAGTGTCACCCTTCAGCAACTTTTTCTCATTCTTTCTGCTTTTGTATACAAGGGATCCTGTTGCTGCAATGTCCCATGCATCCTGTATATCTTTGAGTTCATCCATAACAGCAGACAGTTCGCTGGGATCAACTCTTCTCACATAGTCGATAATGATTTTCTCAACCTTTTGAATTTCCGGATTATCGGAACGATAGTTGATGGCCTGACTGTTACCACGCAGATTTTCAATCAAATATCGGCACAGAGAAACATACAGGGCATGCAATCCTCTGTCTCTTGCGCGATCAGAGAACGGTGTCAGGCTGGTGGCCTCGACATACCGATACAATGCGGAATGATACTTCAGGAACTGCTCATAATGGGATCGGTCACGGGATCTGGATGCGTTATATACCGCAATAACCAAGCCCGGATTATCACGACCAACACGGCTGGTTGCCTGAATATATTCCGCATTGGTTTTCGGCTGACCGGCAACAACCATTGCGCCAAGACGGCCCACATCAACACCAACAGAAATCATATTGGATGCCAGTAAATAGTCAAATACATCTGCGTGGTTACCCTGTGAGTAGCTGCGCTTCAGCTTGACCTGGATGATCTCTGTAATTTCGGAGTTGCTCATACGGCTGGTTAGTTCCTCCGTATATGTATATCCCTTTGATGTATCTACCCCGGGATATTCAGACGCAAATTTCGTCTTTGCCAGATAATCCAGACGGCTCTGCACGTCATCGAGGATTTGCGTACTGGCTCCGCCCAACTCACGCAAGCTGTTAAAGTAGCCGGTAATCGTCCAGAAATTGTCCACGACCGCATCAGGATATCCCAGTGTTGCCAGATAGCGCGTAGCAAACAGCATTGCTGCGTTAACTCTGATCAGCGTAGTGGTAGCTGTTGTGCCGATACCCATTACACCGAAATACTGACGGGCCGGTCTTTCTTCCGGTGTGGATTGTACCGCAAAGAACGAATCCTTTGCAGAGAGTCCCTGCGGAGGGAACTGAGTATGGCTACGACCATACAGCGCCATAATCTGATTTGACGCATTCCGAATTGTTGCTGTGGAAGCAATTACCTTTGCGCAAACACCATCGCGCTCACACAGTTTCGATATTGCCGCTTCATAGATACCTGTCATAGTCCCCAGCGGGCCCGAAATCAAATGCAGTTCGTCCTGGATAATCAATTCCGGCGGTTTTTTATTATTTGCAATGCCAAACAGTGCTGACGGCTTGTCATTTAATGGAATCTGTGCAAACTTATCAACGGTAGCAACAACAAAAGTCGGCAGATGTTCATAAATCGCATCGTCAATAATATGAATAGGAAGGCCATTGGGTGCAGTATGAAAATGACAATGCTGATTGGGACATTTGATTGTCATCCTGTTTTGCACAAGATCGACATCATAATGCTGCGCATGTAGTTTTTCTCCGCACCAAGGACATACTTTGATTTGAACGGGATTTGATTTCTCATCAACGCCGCCTTCTTTTTGCTTATTTATACTGGTTCGGGCCTCTTTCAGATGATTCGGCGTAAGATTACCACCAACCCACAAACCAATAGAAATCTCGTTCCCACCTATATTGTACTTTTTGCGCAGCAATTCACACGCAAATATCAGAATACTGGCACGCTCAAACTGCTGCAAGGTAAGAAGGCGAAGTGTATAGCGCATAATAACGGTAACACCATCTGCATTGGTATCCCGAAGTCTTCGCAAAAAGATTACAAATGCAGTAATGCCGAGATATGCCTCTGTCTTACCACCACCGGTAGGGAACCAAAGAAGGTCAACCATCTGCCGATCCGGAACTTCCTGCCCGGGGTGTCCTTTGGGTTCAATAAACGATGTTAGTTCGTGTAGAACAAATGCCAGCTGGAATGGGTACCAACAAACTTTATCAGGATCAAACTGCCTTCCGTTTTTCAAAAGAGTTTGTCTCCGCTGAAGGAGCATCGCTTCGTTGGCAAGCTGGAAAGCGCGGAATACTTTTCCATCTCCAGAGGCACTATCTCTCAGAAGCTTGATGGCATAATAGATTCTGTTGTATGCATCCCGGCATTTTTGTACATTGCTCTGGACAATATTCTGCAGGCTTGGCTTTACGTTCGATATGTTGTCGTTCTGCTGTTCAATCCACTGGTGATATTTTGTTGCAAAAGCACTCAACTCCCGAACGACATCCCCAACCGGGGCTGTGGACAAAAATTGCATTGACAACACATTGCCGCTTACAACCTCTGCTGCTTTCATTTGCCGGAGATTGAAAGTCGGGAAGAACGCAGACTCCACCCATTCGGGCTCCGCATTTTCCATATCCCACATAACAGAGCATCCATGGCCCTGCGCATAACAGTACACATCGGAGTATAGCATATCCAGTTCCAAAAGCTCCGGATCAGTGGTTAGGTATGTCTGCCGATTCACACTCGTAAAAATACGTGCGCCTTCAATACCAGTCACTCTGATAACAGGCTGGAACGCACAGCTTTTGGATGTGGCTCCCGTATCATTTTCAGACTGATTCTCATTAACCAGCGCAATTGTAATTACACGCTCACCCGACTCCATGATGGAATGGGTATATACCTGTAATTGGAGGCCACTGGGCAAATCTGCGTACTCCACACGTTCTCCGGAGAATGTGATTATTTCGGAATAGGGGTATTCGTTGCGCCGCCACACTTCTTTCGGTTTCTTTTCCAGATGTTCCCACTTGGAAGTATCTATGCCGCAATTCTTCGCATCCTCAAATGCAATGGGCTCATAAAAAGCATAGCAACCGGAAATACAGATTGCATTCACACCGGCTTTCAGCGTAACCGTAATGCCCATAGAAGAAGGATTGTTCTGATTACTCAGAGAAATGGATGCATCGTAGGTCTCAATCTCATTTTCCAGCAAAGGATTTCGCGCAAGATCCAATGCCTCTACAGTATCTTTTTGCGGGTACAATTTACCCATAACGTAATACTGAACCGGAAGTTCGACCAAGCATTCATCTTTTGTTACAGGCCCAATAAAGTCCTGCTCCAGAATGTGGGAGACGACCTTTCGAGCATCATAGAATTTTGAATAGTCTGCCATAACCAAACCTCCGGTTCTGTATATTTAGTAAGTATCTTTGTCAACTGCTGCGAAACCTGTAATGGTAATGCCAGACCAAATACTGACATTGCCAAAGGTTCTTGCACCTTCCGGAATTGGGTCAATTCCAGATATGCATGTCGTAATGTTGTGAATGTAAACATCACAAAATGCATGAGGATATACTTCGTAAAATACTGAGCAATTAATATTTTTAATATGCTGAATTGCTTTTTCCAGTTCCCGTGCAAAAGACTTGCTGGTATACCCCAAGACAAATTTTTCGTTATCTTCCAAAACAATCCGATATGTGACATATGGTTTTGTTCCTTCAGGGCATTTAATCAGTTTCAATCTAATTCCGGGACAAAGACTTTTTCTAATGTGCTGTTGTAGTTTTTTATTGGAAGCAAGAGACCGTAAATCCAAGTCCGTATCACTACCAACTTCAAAATGAGAAATATATTTTTTAAAGCCGCCGGCCTTTGCACACCGCTTGCTTTTGTCCTCATTTCTTGTAATGTAGATCTGTTTATCTTTCTTGGAGATTTCTGCTCTTTCCACTTTTTTTCTGGGGCGTGTTAGCGCAACATAACACACCTTATGCTCCAAAAGGTCCTCTGTGTCAGGACTCGCCATTTCCTCAATCACATCATCAATAACGATTACAGAATCGAATTCTTTACCCTTTGCACGATGAATATTACTGACTGTAATAGCGTGTTTGGGCGCTGTTCCAGATTCGTACAGCATTGGTTCTCTTGCGTTTCGCAAAAGACCTTTCAGCAGATCCGATACTTCATATCTATTCCGCGCCTCACCACGTTGCGTTGAAACAAGAGCCATCCACCGAAGCCGAGCTGTTTCATATTCAGTCTTCGGGAACAACGCAAGATGCTTCGCAACAAAGGCATTTTCGTCAATAGATTCGTTTTCGTAGTCGCAGAATATCTGTGCTATCCAGTCTCCCAATGTAGGCGACCCCAATCCACGATGCAAAGCATGCGGAATATCCGCATTTTGAAGCCATGCAGAAATCTGCAAAGCTTGGCCATTTGTACGGGTAAGAATACCCAACGTTTCACCTTGGCCAACATATTTTAATGCATCGCTTCTTGAGAATTTCGTTAGTTTTACAGATATTGGGGGGATATGGGCGAGCAGGTCGCTTGCTGCAGAAGTGCGATCCTGGACAGATCCCGTAAGAATCGCATTCCGGTATGGAACGGTCAATTGCCCAAAGGAATCATCCTGTCGATGATTCTCTGTGAGTGCATAATAGTTGGCATTGGGGAAGCTTTTGAAGATGTCCCGATAGAATTCCTCGGAGGATATAACTGCAGGATCGTCTTCCGCCATATAATCGTACAACGCTTGACAGGAATCGCCTAAAATCGTAAAACCACAGGTATCAGGAAGCCCCTTCAACATAGCCAGAACCAATTCTGCACGACTGCCAACAAGATCCTGTACTTCGTCAACGATAATATGCTCATAATCCGCCAGCATGTCTTTTTTCTTCTTGAAAACGGATGTAGCAACTTTAATGCGCTGGTCATAATCGTATGCTTCCAGCAGAAAATGCTTTGGGAGCAATTCCTTATGATTGTCCTGCACCCAAGCCAACATATATGTAGCAAAAGAGTCAAACGTACGAACATCCACATCCTGCCATTCGTACCCTATGCGGCCAGCCTCTGCCGCATCAAACAGCCTGCTTCGGACCACTTCAACAGCAGAGCGGGAGAAACAAAGAACCAAAACATTTTCGGCTGCGGCCCGCTCTTCGTTGATCATATGGATGATTTTTTCAATCAAGGTCCACGTCTTGCCAGTGCCGGGGCCAGCATTTACGATGCTGCGCTCTGTAGGTTCTGCTTCAATGATTTCGTTCTGTGTGGTTTCTATAAAGGAACTGAAATCGATTTTTTTGACCTCCACAGGCTGGGGCACTGGCTGAACGGGTTTCCGGACAACGAACGGATCATCCTGATCAGGCTTTTTCCCTGTGGGAGTTGAAGCTCCCGATTCTCCGGCATGCTTCTGTTCCGGGTTGTTTCCTGCAAACAGTTTCGCAGCTGCTCCGGCATCTCCATCTTCTGAAGCACGCTTCTTTCGTGCAGCTTCTTCAAATTCAAAAATCGCCGGTTGAGCCCTCTTGTTCTCTTCGTGTATTGCCAACTCGGAAGGATCAAAATCAGGACGGCAACTATGAAAGTGGCCGCATTTCGTATTAAGGCACCTGCAGACAACTTGGTCATGACCCTGATGGTCTCTAATCGTTCCCCACGGATAGTCATTTTTTGCAGCGTATGCGCAGTGAACCGATGCATACTCGTATTCTTTCTTCTGAAGGCTCGTCAATGCACATTGTTTTTTGAGAATCTCCAGTGAAAATGGGTCGTGTATTTTAGAGCGGAATGTAGAGTCCTCATAAAAGCTCTTTTCTACAGGATACAAATTGCTCCGGAACGCTACAGTACTGATATTACTCTCCATGCTGCACCTGCTTTCCAGGCAGCTTATAATAGCACTTCAACTGTGTGTACTCCCACAACCTCCGGAACTCCGCAGGTTGCATATTACTTCCAGCAACAACAGTAAACACCATGTTCTGGTCAACGGAAGCCTTCAGCACAATCTGTTCTTGGAGAAAACGATATGCAGGGACAGACAGTATTTTATATCTTTCCGGAGAGGCCTCGATATCAGGACTGCCACCAAAAACAAAACGGGCTTCCTTGCTGGAATCTACAATTCCAAAATGGCATGTATGCTCCCATCCGCGAATGGGAGTATCTGGCTTCAGAATTTCGTAGTATGCATTATCGCTCAGCACGATACCGATGGACTGATTTGCATAATAACCTCCAGGAGTCATAGCCAGCATGGCAGCACCCTGACCGACATTCCACATGGTTTCTTCCGGGAAAAACAGCTTGTCGCCATACTTGTCATCCATCTTCTCCAACAGGGGACGTAGATTACTGCTACCGCCCACCATAACAATCCGATCGATATTGGCAAGTCCAACCCCCGACTGACGGATCGCTTCCTCCAGACAGTCCATCGCCATCGTGACTTCAGGATCTACAATATCCGCAAACCAGTCATATTCCAATGTTTCACGGCAGGCACCATAGACGCCATAATTATTGATAGAAATTGTAGCGGTATCATCATCGCCCAACATGCGCTTTGCGCGCTCGGCACGAACCCGCATCATATCCTGGGCACTGGACGGCATATCTGCGAATGCCATCTCAACACCTTTTTTACGGGCTATTTTTGCATGGATTCGTTTGGCAATTTTATCATCGATATAATCACCGGCAATGTCTCTTCCGACTGTTGCCAATTCAGATACTTTTCCATTGATATGCTGAAGAATGGATACATCCAGCGTGCCGCCGCCCCAGTCGAAAATTGCAACAACAGAAGAACTTTTTAGTTCATCATAATTTGCGAAAAAGGCAGCAGTAGGTTCACTGATAAATGAACGGATATGAATACCGGCCTTCGCTGCTGCTTCTCGCAGTTTTGCACGTTTGGAAGCACTGAAGCCAACAGGAATTGCCACAGTTGCCTCATCCATATCAATTCCGGTTCGATCATGCACATTGGCCTTCAGGTACTTAAAAACTTCGCTTGCTACGTCAACGGCAGTCCATTCACGTCCGGCGATTGTTTTTACCTGTTCAGAATCCAGAATAGTTTTGACCGACGAGATATACTCGCAGGATTCACTCAATTCCATCTTTTTATCCCAAGCATCCCGACCATTGAACACAACACCTGTGGTTTTATCAATCGCAACAACGGACGGGATCGGACGTCCTTCTTCATCGCCGTACTTAACGGCTTCTGGCTTTTGATCCATCACCACATATCCGACAGTTGCGCTGTTGGTTGTGCCGAAGTCAATGCCAAAATAATATTTCAATCCAGTTGCCACGGTTTTCACCTCACTTAATCTTCATGCCGCCCTTTTCCAGAATATCGAAAATACTCTGAAGCTGTAGCCTTAGGTTCTCTCCCAGATCACAGCTCATGGGAACATCCAGTGCATCCACAAAATCCCGGTATTCGACTCGGATCTTGGATGCAAGTCTCTGAATCGACTCATCAGCTTGTTTACTTCTGTCTCGGCTAAGAACCTCTGCCATCTTTATTCTTTCTGCGATTTCTGCATCTTTTTCAGCAATTGTAGCATCCCGTTGGGCAATGTCCTGCCGTAACAGAAAAATATCGCCTTCGGCCGCAGCCAGCTTCTTCTTAAGTTCAGAAATGGTATCTTGCTGATCTGCGATCTGTTGGTTGGCGTGTTGCAGTTTCTCCTGCTCACTCTCCAATGCGTGGCTCAATGCATCAATCTTTATCTTTTGTTGTACACCTTCAGTTTTTACCACCGTGGCAACCTTCTCTGCTTTGCTGAGCAAATCAATAAGACAGGCTATATCGAAAGGTCTCTCCTCGGCTACTGTTGGGATAACACTTGCGGGCTCTCCCGGTGTTGCGGATTTCTTCACCGCAGAAGAAGGTTGCACTTCAACAACGTGAATCTCTGCAGCAGGTTCTGTGGATTCGGGTGTTACGGGTACAGCATTGCCTACAGGTTTGGCTTCTGAATCAGCACAAACTGCTTCGTTGGGAGAAGCTGTCTCAGGCTTTTGTACCTTTGCCCCGAATTGACGGTATTCCTCAATCCACTGATTCACCTTTGCCATACTGGACACTTTATTTTTTGACAGCCCAGTTGGGTCGATTTTTTTCAAAGCAGCTTCCATCGAGGAAATGAACTCTACAATAAAAACAGCTTTCTTTACCCCAATTTCCGCTAACGGAATAAGGCGTACATTGGGGTCTAATTCTGCAAAGAAGTACTTAAGCAAAATAGATTCGATGTTGCCAAGCCTTTTTTTATCTTTATTCAAACAAGCGTGAGGGAATCTCATGATGATTACAGATACCAGACCTACTAATTTTTTATCATTTAACAACAATGCAAATAAATGAGCCAGTAACCGGAAAGTCGTCTCGGTGTTTGTACCGTACATCTTTCCTGTAAAAAAAGATTGCAAAGCCTGTTCCTTGTTCTCGGCTTGGTCAATGTAATCCTTGAACGGCCTAGCACCACAGTAACTGACTCCGTTGTAGAGGTATTGTTCCGCACGTTCAGAATATCCCTCACCAATAGCCAGCTTCACCCAGGCAGCGCAAAACTGATCTCTCTCAATTTTAGATGGTTCCTTTTTCTTTTTCTCGCTTTTAATTTTCAAAAGATACTCCAAGGTATCAATACAATTGTTTTCCATATACAGCCTCCATTAAGTAAATATCATAGAATATGTCCGATAAAACACTCTGTTATAGCAAAGAAGTGAAATTCAGGGGGTTTGACGATCAGTCCAAATAGCTTCCTTGCATTTCCATCCTGAGAACAATTCCTGTTCGTTAATGATTGCATCCCATACTGGTCTTATGAATCCATCGATATTGCTCATAACATCTGCCAATGCCAATTCCGGCATCTTCAGTCTCCGCAAATACTGCCGCCATCGAACTTGGATATCCTTGTTGTCTGCCAGTGCGATCACCCGGTCGAAACTGTCCTTCTCATAGGCTGTGCCACGGTTTTGCAGGGTTTCAAACACTGCCTGTTGGAGTGCCTGCCCATCGAAATCAAACATGGAAGACAGATAGTAAATATCGTAAATATCCTTCATGCGGCTGGTCAGTTCCAAACGCTGAAGGAGTGCATCAAACTTCTCCGCAATGGTGCTTTCCAGGGAATATGTCAGTACCTCCGGCACATCGAAACCGGTCAGCTGAACCGGGATCGTCCGCTTCTGAGATGTGGGGACAATGACATCGCCTACACCGAAATCCACATCAAATGGAGTGCGGGTGTTTTTGATCTGACCCACCAATTGGAAACTGACACCAGTGTACTTCCGCTGAGGAGAAATGGTTTCAAATCCACGTGATGAAAATGTAATAAAATCATTACCGCTGTCTACGGCGATAATTTCATCCACCATGCGTTTAATATCCTCAATGGTTCCGGGAAACTGCCGAAGGAGAAAATCAATATCCACGGTGGCACGACTTTCAAAGTTTGTCAGGGTATAAATGAACAAACCACCCTTCAGCACAAGGTTTTCTGCATACTTGGAGGCAGCCAACCGCCGCAGAAACTCTTCCTGGCAGAACAGCTGCAAATGAAGCTGAAATGGCCTGCCGGTTTCTTTTGCTTTATTCTTCAGTCTTGCAATGACCGATGCGCCCATATCCATCAAAGCCACACTCCAATCCTGTCTTTTACTTTTTTGAGAATCCGCCTTTTTTCTGCGTATTCCAGTAGTTTGGGAACATTCTTTTTTGTATCGGCAACATAGCCTTGGATGGCCTTGTTATAGGTCTCCCGGTCCATTTTGTTTTCATAAAAAATGCATTCGCAGATCAGCCGATCCCGGTCGAATATCTGCATGGTACAGTCACCGTAATCCGCTGTAGTGACACCGAAAGAAAGAAATTCTTTCTTCATGTAATAAGGCTGCACAAAGGGATAATCCAGCTTGAACCGTGACTTGGAAGTATCACGGTCCACCGCAATATTCCATTCCAACGGTGTCCGGTCGGAATATCTGTAGTAAAACAGAGCGGTGTACATACAAAGCACACCATCCGGGAACAGCTGTGCCACCTGCGCCGCTTCTGACAGATTTGCAGACTCTTCACACAGCCGGTAATAGCCGGATTTTACCCGCTCGACAATTTGCTCAGTGACCAGTTTGCGAATGGCATATGTGTTATATCCAAGAGCATTCAGATCCGAAGTTCTGAACACGCCACCTTTTGTTTCAGCCATTTTTTGTATTGTTTCTCTGTGGGTCATGCTTTCACCAACCTTCCGCACAGCCTTCGCACAAGGTGCAATTATCTAAAATATAATTATACTCAGTTATCTGAAAAAGTCAATGATATCTTTTCCGCTCTATATTTATTCGTGCGGAAAATTTGTGAATATGCGTATGCAAATAAAACTCGCACACACAAGTGAAAAATGAGTATGTGAAAATAAAACCAGTTTCCCTATATACAAAAAATGCAGGAGCGCTGTGATCGGCACTCCTGCATTTTTTATTCGTGTAGTTTTTATTCTTCCGTGCCGCCTTTGCGGATGGAGATATTTCCAAAATAAGCTGACTGCGCCTGCAATGTATTTTGAAGCCGACATCTGTTATATTCCGCACGAATAATGGCCTCTACCGCATCGCGGCCAAACTGGTCGAGACGGGCGTATTTCAGTGCGTACTCTGTCAGATCCTCTTCCACATCAGAAAGCGCCAGTGTCTCCATATCGGCATCAGACATTGCGACAGGCGTTGCATCATCAGAACGCCCCATAATATAATCCAGGCTTCTGTGGAACATATCGCACATCATTTCCAATGTTTCAAAACCGGGAGTCCGGCTATTTGTTTCCCAGGTAGATACTGTTCCCTTCGTAACTCCGAGAGCTTCAGCCAGTCCGGTTTGCGTTAAACCGTTCTCTTTTCTTAATTGCTTGATTCTTTCGCCCATTGTCATGATCATCACCTCGCATATAGAGTAACACTAAAATCGTTATATGTCAAGATATAATCGGTATTTAATTTTATATAGTTTACTGCTATCGTAATTTATTGTACCGGAAGGTATTGACAAGTGACGATGATGGCGATACAATTAAGATAACAAGGGTGCGACGCACATCGTTACTCCGCGGTTGATGTCACTCTCACAAGAGTGTTTCCAGCCGTTGTATGGGCAAACTATACCCTTTTGAAAAAGGAGGTGGTGCTGATGAAGAACAGAAAAAGGCAGCGTGAAAATAAAAAGCTGAAATCCAAAGAGGAAATGCTGGACAAGCGCAATGGGTGCGGAATTAAGGATCTCACCGCATACAATGCAATTTTGCAGATCAGAACCCAAGGCAAAGCAGCAATCGTACTCAAGGAATTTACCATCAGCCATACAGGTTGGTGGTATTTTTACGCCCATTTTGAAGGAGGTGAATTTATGGAGAAGTCAACGATGAGCGTACAGGAATTGTCCATCAAGCTGGGGATCAGTCTTCCCAAAGCATACGAACTTGTCAAGCAGCCGGGTTTTCCTGCGCTCCGCATCGGCACAAGGATTCTCATCCCAATCGATGCCTATAAACAGTGGCTGGCAGATCAGTCCGCAAAAAGCTGACTTTTGCAACATCCACAGCGAAGGAGGTGAAATAGTGGATGATGTGAAGGAAAAAGGAATGTCCCTTACGGTATACCAATCAAGCCAGGTGGGCAATTCCCAAAACTGCAGATTTCCGTATGTAAGGACATCGGATGACCCGGAAGAATTGAAAGTGCTGTTCAGTCATGACCACACCCTCATCCGGTTCAAAAATAATTACCGCTGCAATGAAAACTTTGAAGAAGGTCCGGTCGCATCAACGGATGTCGATAATGACCATTCGGACGACCCAAAGGATTGGATTTACCCGGAGGATATGCCGAAGTTGTTTCCCGGTGTTCCGTGCGTTGTCAATACGAGCAGAAACCATATGAAGCAAAAAGGCTCCCACTCTCCGCGTCCGAGATTCCACACACATTTCGGTATTGATCCCATTCGGTCCCCGGACGAATATTCTGCTTTTCTGACACGGCTGCAACAGCATTTTCCGTTCTTTGACAGCAATGCTTTGGATGCAGGGCGATTCTTTTTCGGAAATCAGGACACAGAAGTGTATATCTTTCCGGGCACCAGAACGCTGACGGAGTTTCTTGCGGAGTTAGAAGACGAGCAGGCTTTTGCGGAACTTGGAGAAACCATTCCCGAAGGCAGCCGCAATAACACAATGTCCCACGCTGCCGGAAAGATTTTGAAAAGACACGGTGATACCGATGGTGCCTGGGTACTCTTTCAGAAACTGTCCCGAAAATGCTCACCCCCTTTGGATGACAGTGAGTTGGAACAAATATGGCGCAGCGCCCAGGGGTTTTATCACAAGAAGATCGTAAAACAGCCGGATTATGTTTCTCCCGAGGAGTACAACGCACCTGTTCAGTGGGAAACCCCGATCCCGTTTGCTGAAGTTGCGTTGCCGAAGTTTCCAACGGAATGTCTGCCACCGGTTATCCGGGAATATGTTCTTGCTGTTGCCGAAAGTACGCAGACGGCAGTGGATATGAGCGCTTCTGCCGCACTTGCCATTCTTGCGCTGTGCCAGCAGGGCAAATTCCGTGTGCGGGGCAAAGCGGACTGGACGGAGCCGCTGAACTTGTTTGTGGTGATCGTTGCCGAACCTTCGGAACGAAAATCCGCAATCATTAATCTCATGACCCGCCCGGTAAATGCCTTTGAAGCCGAGTATAACAAACAGAATGCGGCAGCATACGAGGCAAGTAAGATGAACAAACGGGTACTGGAACGCAGGCAACGCACTTTGGAAGACCATGTCGCAAAAGGCAAAGCCAATCCCGGCGAACTTGAGCGTTTAGCGCAACAGATCGCAGATTACCGTGAACGGACACCGATGCGGCTCTATGTGGACGATGTTACCACAGAGAAACTGACTTCCGTGCTTGCCGACAACGGCGGCACTGCTGCTATCGTTTCTGCGGAGGGCGGCATCTTTGATATGCTCTCCGGTATTTACAGCAAAAATGTGAATATCGACGTTATGTTGAAAGGTCACTCCGGTGACTGTATCCGGGTGGATCGAATCGGCAGAAACAGCGAAAGCATTATGAATCCCGCACTAACTGTTCTGCTGACCGTGCAGCCCAATGTGCTGTCCGGCATGATGCAGAACGGCACTTTTCGCGGCAGAGGACTTACGGCACGGTTTATGTACTGTATGCCCAAGTCAATTGTCGGCGAACGAAAATACCGCACAGACACAATCCGTGCGGAAACTTTGGAAAAATACGATGCCCTGATCCGTAATCTCCTGGCAGAAGAAAAGCAAAGTACGCCAGAAGAAATCCAGCTCTCTCCTGATGCAGACAGCTTATTGGAAGCGTTCGCCTATGAGGTTGAGACAAAACTGAAAACGGAATATGCAGACATTTCCGATTGGGCAGGAAAACTTGTGGGCGCGGTTTTGCGTATCGCGGGTGTTCTGTGCAGAGCCTCTGTTCTACGCCCAATGGATTTTCTGGATGTTCCCGACCCGCTGATCGTGAGCGGAGAGACAATGGCAAACGCCATCGCAATCGGCAGATATTTTACGGAGCATTCCCGCGCTGCCTTTTCTCTGATGGGCGCAGATGCCCTGGTGAAGCATTGCCAATACATTCTGGATACCATTGTCAAAAGCAGCATTACGGAATTCTCCCGCCGGGACATTATGCGGATGTGCCGCAGTTTCAAAACAGCAGAAGAAATACAGCCTGTCCTGAACCATTTGACGGAATACGGATATATTGCACCAAAGGCACCCGACAGTATTCCCGGTAAAGGCAGACCTGTAAGTCAAATATATCAAGTCAATCCGTGGCTCTATGAAAATCAAATGTAAAAAGAGTTCTGTCCTTTTTGTCACGCGTCCCATTGGAGTTAAGGCAGATAAATATATAGAAATATATATCGTTAAATTACTGCTGTCTATATACTCTGATGCCCCCACAGATGTCCGTACCTACGGACAGCGTGACAAAAAGGACAAAAATATTGCATACGGAAGGAGGTGCGAATGATGAAGATCAAGCAAGTAGAGCGTATTACCGGCGATTATGCCGTTCTCGCTACCAGAAAGGATGATTTCAAAGAAGCCTGTTTTGACAAGCAGGATGACGGTCATACCTTTTTCTGGGCAGTGGTAGACGGTGGTCCCGGTGCCAGAGATGGCATTGAACTCATCGATGTGGATGCCGACGGCAGCCAGCGGATTTGCGAACGCTGTTTGGTAGTGGCAAGAAAAGAATGCCCTTTCTGTAATCACAAGATGGAACCCTACTACAACAACGAACGCACACCTGTGCTTTGGCAGGAGTGTCCTTCCTGTGGGTATGAGTTGGATATGCGCAGAGAGGAAGAGTGAGCATTGTGACCCCCCTAGGGGGGTCATTATCTCCACGACTATTAGGGCGGACAACGGGCGGGGGGCGTCACGCTAAAAAACGGCGAATTCAAACGCAAAAAACCCGAAATCAAATCCATAAGGAGTGAAATCTATGTCAAAAGACGGAACGAATCGCGGCGGTGCCCGTCCCGGAGCGGGCAGAAAACCCAAAGCGATCTCGGAGAAAATTGCATCCGGGAATCCCGGTGGCAGACCGCTCACCGTTGTGGAATTCGGCGATGAGGCTGTAAATCTCAACGGAAACGAAATGCCACCCGTGAAGGATTATCTGAAGGCAAAGCAGAAGGACGGATCCGTTACCTGCGCCGAGGATATCTACAAAGAAACCTGGGAATGGTTGCGTGAACGAAAATGCGATCACCTGGTCACCACCCAGCAGATCGAACAGTATGCCATGAGCGTGGCACGCTGGATTCAGTGCGAGGAAGCTGTAAGCGAGTTTGGATTTTTGGCGAAGAAGCCGACCGGCACGGTTATGTCTTCCCCCTATGTCACTATGGGACGCGAATATATGAAACAGGCCAATGCCGCCTGGTATCAGATTTTCCAGATTGTCAAGGAGAATTGCACCGTGGATCTTGGTGAGCGTTCTCCCCAGGACGATGTGATGGAGCGTCTGCTCACCGCCCGGATGGGCATCAAAAAACAATATTAATTTTGGAGGTAATCTATTATGAACAACAACAGAAGTTACGAAGAACTCAAGCAGCGACTGGATGCCATGTATGCAGAAATTCACGGTCAAAAAGTCGAACCAGATGCCGAAGCAAAGAAGCAGGCTGCCGTGTATAACCGTGCATTTTGGGAAACCATGCACACCGGTATGCCTCACAATGAACTGAAGGTCGGCAGCGATGGCGCCGGTGGATATCTTGTCCCTGACACCTATGATGAGCGGCTGGTACAGGCGCTGGAGGAAGAAAATGTCCTCCGCAAACTGGGTACCACCATTCAGACCACACAGAAGCTTCATATCCCCGTGACTCACGGGATCAAAGGTGCTGCCTGGGTCGTTGAAGGTCAGCCGTACTCCTTTGGCGAGGCAGAATTCAGCAAAGTGGTTATTGATGCTCACAAGCTGGCCGCATCCATTCTGGCATCCGATGAGATGCTGGAGGATGATGGCGTGGATCTGGAAGAGTACATCAAGACCGTGTTTGCCGAACAGATCGGTGCCGCAGAAGAAGATGCCTTTATTCGTGGCACCGGCAAGCACAAACCGCAAGGTATCATTTACCAGGCCGAGGTAGGTGCAGTCTCCGCAACGGAAGGCAGCATCAATATTGACGATATGGTCAGTCTGCAGTATTCCCTTGACCGTCCCTATCGTGAGAAGGCGGTTTGGGTGATGTCCGATGATGCCTATCGTGTCCTCAGAAAAATCAGCCACCATAACGGCAGACCCCTTTGGGAGAATCTCCTGCATGATGGAGAACCTGAAATTCTGCTCGGTCACAGAATTTATATTTGCAGGAGTATGGACAAGGTTGTCCCCGGTGGAATTCCGGTTATGCTGGGCGATTTCAGTTATTTTTGGATCGGCGAGCGCGGTAAGCGTGTACTGAAGCGTTTGACAGAGCGCTTTGCCGACCGCGGGCAGGTAGCCTTTATCATGTCCGAGCGCATCGACGCCAAGCTGGTGCTGCCCGAAGCTGTCAAAATGCTGAAGGTCAGCGGCACACCCGCAGAACCCGACGAAGAATAAGGTAACAGGAGAGCAGCTTCTTTGGATAGAAGTTGCTCTCCTGACATTATGCGGTCATACGGAAGGAGTGTTTATACCATGAGACTGCAGGACCAAATCACGATCAACAATATGCGGCTGGAGGGTCACACTCCCTCCGTAATTGCCGCAAAACTTGGCATCCCCGCCGGAACGGTTCGTTCCTATATTCATCGCAATCCCACGATCCCCAACACAAAACTATGTCTCCAATGTGGTTCACCTGTTATACAGGCAAAACACAGACGGGAAAAGAAATTCTGCTCAGATGCCTGCCGTATGGCCTGGTGGAACAGCCATCAGGAGACGGTCAACAGGAAAGCCTACTATACCCTTACCTGTGAATTTTGCGGAAAGGAGTTCGAAAGCTATGGCAACAAAAACAGAAAATACTGCTGCCGGGACTGTTACATTGCTTCCCGACAGCCGGGATAAGTACGCTCCCACCAACCTTATGCTCTACCGGACATCCCTGGCGCTGTACAGAAACCTGGCTGAAGAAGGAAAAATCAGTGAAGGTACTTACCACAGAATACGCACAATTCTAAACAAGAAGTACGGCTTATCTTCGGGCAGTATTTTTGCGGAAACCGCTTGATATATCTGCCCAAAAGAGCGAATATGTGATGACCCAAATTGATACAAAGGAGGATGATTTTATGGAACGGATCGTGGAAGTCCGGCAGTTCCCCAAAGCGGAACTGCCGCAGCCGAAACGGGTGGCTGCGTATGCCAGAGTTTCTTCCGGCAAAGATGCTATGCTCCATTCGCTGTCGGCACAGATCAGCTATTATGCGGATCTGATCCAGAGCCACAGCGGATGGCAGTATATGGGCGTATATGCCGATGAGGCAATGACCGGTACCAAAGACAGCCGTGAAAATTTCCAACGCCTGCTCCGTGACTGCAAAGCTGGTAAAATCGATATGGTCATTACCAAGTCCATATCCCGGTTTGCCCGGAATACCGTCACGCTGTTGGAAACAGTACGGGAACTGAAAAATATGGGAGTGGATGTTTTCTTTGAGGAGCAAAACATCCACTCTCTTTCTTCTGACGGTGAGCTGATGCTTGCCATTCTGGCATCCTATGCCCAGGAAGAAAGCCTTTCTGCCAGTGAGAATCAAAAATGGCGCATACGGAAAGGTTTTGAAAATGGAGAGCTGATGTGCCTTCGCCATATGTTCGGTTATAAAATCAGCAAAAAAGAAATTATACCTGACCTGGATACTGCACCTGTCGTCCGTGAAATTTTTGACCGGGCAATCGCCGGAGACAGTTTTGGAGCCATAGCGCGGGATCTGAACAAGCGTGGTATTCTCGGTGTAAACGGTGGCAAATGGACAGCCAGCCGTATTTCTGATGTACTTGAAAATGAGAAATACACCGGAAACGCTTTGCTGCAGAAAAAGTACGTCAATAACCACATTGACAAAAAGGAGATCTGCAACAACGGAGTCCTGCCAAAATACTATGCCGAGAGTACCCATGATGCCATCATCGACAGTGCAACATTTGCCGCCGCACAGGAGATCGTCCTACGCTCAAAGGCGAGGAAAGCAGAATGCGCCCCCTGCGAACATGGTCCCTTTACCGGAGTGATTGTCTGCGGTAATTGCGGCGCTCACTACAGGCGTATTTCAAATCGTGGAAAGAAAGCCTGGAACTGCGGAACTTTCCAGACGGTCGGCAAATCTGCTTGCCCTGCACGGCAGATTCCTGAAGAAGAACTGTATCGTGTTGCCACTGAGGCTCTTGGCTTACAGGAATTTGACGCAAATGCCTTTTCCGACAAAATAACGGCTGTCAGAGCGGAGAAAGATTGCACCCTGGTATTCTGTTTCACAGACGGAAAAGAAGCCGTTAAACGATGGCAGCCACGCTCCCGCAGAAACAGTTGGACTCCGGAAATGAAGGAGGCCGCCAGACAGCGCACTTTGGAAAGGAGGACAATCGCCAATGGCAACCGCTAAAAATGTAACCGTTATTCCTGCCACCATCAACAGGGTGACACGCTTGCCCGTTGGCAAAACAGCAAAGCGCCGGGTCGCCGCCTATGCCCGTGTTTCTACGGACAGCGAGGAGCAGCTGACCAGCTATGAAGCCCAAGTGGATTATTACACGAAATATATTCAGGGACGCCCGGATTGGGAATTCATTGAAGTCTACACCGACGAAGGAATCTCCGCTTTGAACACGAAAAAGCGTGAGGGATTTAACCGTATGATCTCAGATGCGCTCGCTGGAAAAATCGACCTCATTGTAACCAAGAGTGTGAGTCGCTTCGCCCGGAATACGGTGGATAGCCTGACTACGGTTCGGCAGCTCAAGGAAAAAGGGATTGAGGTTTATTTTGAAAAGGAAAACATCTGGACATTGGATTCCAAGGGCGAATTGCTCATAACCATCATGTCCAGCCTTGCCCAAGAAGAAAGCCGATCCATTTCCGAAAATGTAACCTGGGGACAGCGCAAACGGTTCGCTGACGGCAAGGTCAGCATTCCTTACGGACAATTCCTCGGTTATCGGAAGGGCGACGATGGTCTGCCCGAAATCGTGCCAGAGGAAGCCAAAACAGTACGGGATATTTACCGGATGTTCCAGGAAGGTATGTCCACCAATGCCATCGCCAAACGGCTGACAGAGCAAGGCATCCCCACACCGAGCGGTAAAACAAAATGGATGCGGCAGACCATTGAGAGTATTCTGCAAAATGAGAAATACAAAGGATCTGCACTGCTTCAGAAGAAATATACAGTTGATTTTCTGCAAAAGAAAATGAAACGGAATGAAGGCGAAGTGCCACAGTACTATGTGGAACACAGCCATCCGGCTATCATTCTCCCTGAAGAATGGGAAAAGGTGCAGCTTGAACTGGCCCGTCGCAGAAACAGCGGCAAAAACACCTATTGCAACAGTCCGTTCTCTGCAAAACTGGTATGTGGGGACTGCGGCGCATATTTTGGTTCCAAGGTATGGCATTCCAACAGCAAATACCGCCGAACCATCTGGCAGTGCAATGCCAAGTTCAAAGGTGATGAGAAGTGTCACACACCCCATTTATATGAGGATGATATCAAAGCCTATTTCGTAATCGCCTTGAGTCGGTTGCTGGCAGACCGGGACAGCCTCATTGAGGACGGCAGATTGATCCGAAAAGAACTATTGGATTTCACCGCAATCGATGCAGAGTGCCAAAAGATAACCGAAGAGATGGATGTGGTTTCCGGTCTTGTCCGCAAATGCGTTGATGAGAATGCATCACAGGCTATGGATCAGACAGAGTACATTTCCAAATACAACTCTCTGGCAGAGCGTTATGAAAAGCTGCAATCACGCTATGATGCATTACAGAGAAAACGGGAAGAACAGACGATTGCGGCGGATGAAATTGCAGGCTGTCTGTTTGCCCTCGGAGAACTGGATTTACTGGAGATTCAGTTCCGAGATGACCTTTGGAACACCACTATTGACCATGTGAAAGTATACGCCAACGAGCAGATGGTTTTTCATTTCAAGACCGGGCATGACATTACCGTACAAATGTAAATACCCAGGATGGCCGATGAACTGTATGTAGCAACTATGCAAGGCAACAATGCAAACACCTACCCGCCACCTTGCAGCCTTCCTTTTCCTGCGTTTGGGCTGTTTAACGAATTGCGGTATTTTAACGATATATAGCCACTATATCTTGTGGGGTGAGACTCAGCGGACTATATAAAACCACTTGATTTTGGCAACGCGGCATATAAAATGCAACGCAGTGACTACAAAGTGCTTGTAATCACTGCGTTTTTTGCGGATAAATAACGATACCCCTCTCGATACGATTGTATCAAAAGGGGTATCAGTTATGGTGGAGGTGAGGGGAGTCGAACCCCTGTCCGAAAACCTTCGCAACAAACTTTCTACAAGCTTATCAGATAGTATGAATTTCCCGA